GCGAATAAAATGAAACTCGGCGAAGCTATCAAGCTAGCAAGGCCAGATCTGTTCGAGCTGTCAGAAGTCAGAAAGGATCTGTTAGTTAAAAGGATTCTGGATTCAAGCACCAATACACTTGAATATTTCTCAAATCAAATTGATGCAGAACTTCAAGATAGAGACGTGAGAGATGAAGGTCGAAATTGAATCAAAAAGTGGAACAAATTATTTATTAGTTGATGGTGTTGCAAAAGTTCGCAGTAAAGATTATATTTACTTACTTGAAATAAAGAGACACATGGAGAATCAAAATGAGAAAGAAAAACTTACAAGAAAAAGCGTCCGACAGGAAACAGTATAAAGAATCAGTTGGTATTCTTATGAACGAGTTGCGAACTTTCTTTGCAGATGCAGATGAGTGGGGCGCTGATGGCTATTTTAGGTCAGCACACCTATTACCTGCCGTCAGTGATGCGTATTACAGGGTTAAGAGAAACAAAAAAAGAGTAGGTGAGAAGTTTGTGGGTGCACCATCTGAGTATGAGGGCAGTTGGAGTACAGCAAACGCAACATCATCATATGTCTATGAGCAGGAGAATTAATCATGGAGAAGGTAACAATTGTTGATGAGATAGACATATACATGGAGGAAGTTAAAGGTCTGTGCCCAGACTGGACTGACGATCAGTGCATGAAATTCATGCTGAGTTTAAAAGAGCCTCTATCAGAGATCATACATGAAACAGTAAATCACTGCCTTGCGGAGTGGGCTTTTACCCCAATAGAGGGAATAGACAACGGTTTAAATGGAGATTGATCATGCCAAAATACAGGGTTGAGGCAAAAACAACAAAGCTATTTGAGATTTACATCGATGCCAAAAATGAGGAGGAAGCATGGAAGTTAGCAGGATACTTTGAGGAACTGCTGTCTCTCCATCTAAATGGAACTGATAGCTTGGAAGTCGGGTTTGATGAGGTTTATAACGTGCATGAAGGGAGCCATGATGATGATTAAAAGTTGGGAAAATTGTGACCCATTTATGGGTGGATGTCGGGATATTTATAAACCATTAACNGGGGAGCCTTCACTGGTTCCTCCAGAATNCTGGGAGGAAGAAGAGGAGGAAGAAGAGCTTTTAAACTGGTGGAGACATGAAGATTAGCCCATTAAAATCAACCTATTACGAGTTATTCCTTATATAATATGGCTCACTTTAAAAGAGGAATGATTATGGGAAGGTTGGAAAGGGCTATTAAAACACTAAGAAACCTGCCTAAAGAAGCCGTTGCTACCAGAAGAAGAACGGCGCAAATGGGTGCGGATGATCTTAGAAACAGGGCCATGAAATCTATCGACATAATTAAAAAACATAAGGGGGATAAACGAAGGGTAGACAAGTATATGCAGGAAGCTTGGCAGATTTATCAAAGATTGCAGAACTTAGTTGGCACTGAATTTTTCGTAGACAACTACAATAAAAATCCAGACCGCACTATCACTCTTCAACCCTACATGTATTCTGGCGGTTCTGATNNGTATCGACGTGTGAACTGGGATGCAGAATTTCTAATGGCTATGCCTAAAGGCTATGAGAAATATAACCCTTTTTGGCAACCAACTAGTGGAAAAAGAGATGAGAATGGTGTATTATTAGACCTAATGGACAGCGACTATTGGGTTTTTAATGAAAAAACTAAGCAAGGATCAAGCTTATGAGGTTATTGTTGAGTTGTACGCAGATGAATTATCAATAACTGATATAGCAAAAGAGTTTAATATTTCGAGAGAAGCGGTAGGACATATTAATGCAGGAAGAGTGCATAGAATGGAAGGGTACAAGTATCCTATCAGACTCACACCGCATAAAATAGCACAAATGGAGAAAGATAAGAGTGGAAATACAAGTTAAAGATGATGAGTTAAAACCTTATCGAAAACTAACTGACGCTCAAAGGAAGATAAGATCAGCATCTGAGTTCACCAAACAGGTGATGGACTACTATATGTCTGGTGAAAAATTAAACGGTATTAAACTTCCTTTTAAAGCGTTTGAAAAAAGATTCAGACTAAAGCCTGATGAGGTGACTGTGCTTGCAGGGATTAATGGGTCGGGCAAATCCTTATTAGCATCTCAAATTCTTTTACATGCAGGTGAGCAGGGCTACAAATCACTATCTATCAGCATGGAGATGTCACCCAAAGCACAGCTATCTAGACTTTGGAGACAAGCAAGCTTACAAGCAGAGCCTACAATGGATGCAGGGTTAGAGTTTGCCAGATGGTCGCACGATAAACTTTATTTTTACGATCAACATGGATCAGTAGACCCGAATACACTTGTATCGATCATACGATATTCGGTTGAAAACTTTGGAATTAAGATTGTACTGGTTGATTCCCTAATGACTATGAGCATGGCAAGTGATGATTGGAATGGACAGAAGTCAGTTGTTAATGCGCTTGCAAATGTGGCAAGAAACTGCGGAATTCATGTCATACTGGTAGCCCACGCCAGAAAAGGTAACAGCGTGGAAGATCGGCTTGATAAATGGTCGGTTGCAGGATCAGCAGACATTACTAACAGGGCAGATAATGTGATCCTTTTAGGTAGAACATTCCACCTAGACCCAACAGAGCCTGACGCATACTTTAATTTATGCAAAGCTAGAAATTATGATAACGCAGAACACGAGATAGACTTACACTTGTGTATGGCATCTTTAAATTACTATCTTAAAGATGATCTTCCAAGACCTATAGGTGTTCCAGATAACATTAGACCCACAGGTGGAATCATGGGTGAACTTGAGAGGGTAGCATTAAATGAAACCACAATCGGCAAAGGCAAAAGGTCGGAAACTGCAAAAGTGGTTTCGGCAGTTGCTAATTGACCAGTTAAATATTAAACCAGAAGATGTTGAGAGCCGTAGCATGGGGGCAGGTGGTGAGGATTTAATTATGTCATATAGTGCTAGACAAATGTTCCCATATTCTGTAGAATGCAAGAATCAAGAATCATTAAACGTATGGAGTGCGTTTGAGCAAGCAAAAAAGAATGCAGGAGCTTACGAGCCAGTGTTAATAATAAAGAAGAATCGTAAAAGCCCGTTAGCAGTAGTAGATGCAGAGCATTTCGTAGAACTTAATAACACACAGGAGAAAATTAATGAAGAAGGTTGAGGTTGCTCTTAAAAGACCATTTGCGCTTAGTCAGCTTAAATGGCGTAAGGGACAGGGCGGTAGTGGTGAGCTGGTTTATATAACCGCCAGAGATGTAATGGATAGATTAGATCAAGTGTTTGGTGTTAGTGGGTGGTCAACCAGATATGAGTGGATAGGTAACCGCATCGTGTGTAAACTATCGTGCGAAGTGGAGGGGCTTTGGGTAACCAAGTCAGATGGCGCTGACGATAGTAACATAGAGGGAGCTAAAGGGGGTTTATCTGATGCTCTTAAAAGGTCTGCGGTACAGTGGGGTATAGGTAGATACCTGTATCATCCAAATGCATTCGACAGGAATAAGAACCCTGCTGAGTGGGCAACACCAGAGGGGTTTGACGCACTTATGGCAAAGAGAGAGGGAAAAGAAATTGAACAATGGAGAAGAGAACACGACAATGCAGTTCAAGACTGAGTTAGGGCAAAACATATTCAAGCAGAAGTATGCATCTAACCCCTATGAAACATGGGAAGATCGTGCTAACACTGTAGTCAACTACGTCTGCGGTGATATGGATGGTCAGAAAAATAACTTAATGGGAAAAGATGACCGCGATCAGTTAGCGCGGTTCATCTCTGAATTTAAATTCATGCCCGGTGGAAGATACCTTTGGTATGCAGGGCGTGATGCAAGGTTCTTTAACAATTGCTATCTATTAAGGTTGGAGGATGACAGTCGTGAAGAATGGGCAGGAGTTACCCAAAGGGCTATGTCATGCCTGATGACAGGTGGTGGTATTGGTGTAGATGTCAGCATCTGTAGACCATCAGGAAGGCAGTTAAGGCGCACGGGTGGGGTAGCCTCTGGCCCCATCCCTCTCCTGTTCACCTTAAATGAGGTCGGCAGGAATGTCATGCAGGGCGGTAGTCGGAGGTCTGCCCTGTATGGCTCCCTTAATTGGGCGCATGAGGATGCAAGCAACTTATTAACTGCTAAGAACTGGCATGATATGAGATTAGGCAAGCAACAAGAGTACAGCGTTGCAGACATGAAGAAGTTTAACTTTAACTATCCTGCGCCACTAGACATGATGAACGTCAGTCTTAATTATGATGATGCATGGCTAAAGAATGGTGCTTCAGAAGTGTTTATGCAGAATTGTCGGCAAGCTATGATGACGGGTGAGCCGGGATTTTCTTTTAACTTTGGTGAGAAGCAGAATGAAACCTTGCGTAATGCCTGTACTGAGATCACATCAGAAGATGATTCAGATGTATGCAACTTGGGTTCAGTTAATCTTGCCAACATAGAGAGTGTTGAAGAGCTTAAAGATGTGGTTAATCTGGCATCCAAGTTTCTTGTTTGCGGATTAATTAGAGCGCATCTACCATATGAAAAGGTTGAGAAGGTTCGACAGCAGAACAGTCGCATTGGTCTTGGCCTGATGGGGATGCATGAATGGTTATTAAAGAGAGGTCATCGGTATGAATTTACTGATGAATTAAAAACATGGATGAAAGTATATGAGCAAGAAAGCACAAGAGCCGCGAATGAGCATTGTGACAGACTTTTTCTTAACAGACCTAAAGGATACAGAGCCATCGCACCTACTGGAACAATTAGCATCTTGTCTGGAACAACTAGCGGAGTTGAGCCTATCTATGCGGTCGCATACCGCAGGCGTTACCTTACAGAAGGAACCAGATGGAAGTATCAATTTGTCGTTGATGGTACAGCCGAACAGCTCATTAAACAAGGAATCAGCCCCGATTCTATAGAGTCAGCAGTTGATCTAGCTGTTGATCCAGAGCGCAGGATTAAGTTTCAGTTTGAACTAAACAAGTATGTAGATCATGCGATTAGTTCTACCATAAACCTTCCTGCATGGGGTACAGAGTTTAATAATGAGGATAGGGTTGGAGAGTTTGCAAAACTGGTGCGTAAATACGCTCATGGATTGCGCGGTCTGACGATCTATCCAGACGGTAGTAGGGGTGGTCAGCCTATAGCGTCAGTTCCTTATGAGGAAGCTCACAGTAAGCGCGGTGTGGTATTTGAGGACAACAGTGAAGAGCAATGTTTAAGTGGGGTGTGCGGAATATGACTTGCTCAATATGTGATGGTGATGTTGACTTGGATGATGGGGGTGTTGCAGGTAATTTTGGAATACTCCCTGTAGCATTCTGCGTGTGGTGTCTAGCTTGTATGGAGGATATGTTTGAACAATATGAAACCTGACTATTACAACTCAATGAAGATCACGCCGATAGATTACATCACAGCTAATGAACTAGACTTTTGTACTGGTAATATAATTAAGTATGCAAGCAGGTGGAACAAGAAAGGAACCCCCGTTGATGACTTGAGAAAAATTGTAGAGTATGCTAATATGTTAATACAGGGTCAGCTAGTTGAGGAGCAAGATAAGGAAGAGCTTGATGAGATCATTCATAATCCCGGCGGAACAGCTTAATGATTGAGAAGGATAAGAGGGTACAACATAAGGGTTACTTGAATTGGGTTGCATCTCTAGCTTGCATTAATTGTGGCATTAAGGATGAAACCATAGTAGCACATCACCTAAAAGGGTGCTACGCCCCTCTTTCTGGGGGCATGGGAAGGAAGGCCAATGACTACTTCACAATGCCGTTATGTTTTAAATGCCATGATAAACTACATAAAGGAGATGAGGACTTGCGCGAAACACAACCATACCGTATAATGCAGACATTGGACAGAGCATTCAAAGAAAAGATTATACGGTTTGAGATATGATAACGAGCAAAGACATAGAAAATGAATTACAAAAGATCGAAGAGATTGCACCGAAATATGCCAAAGCCAAAGCGAACTCCTACCAAGCTATGGAGTGGAAGAAAAGCCAGAAGGCTATTCTATTCTCTAAAGCGTTTGGCAGGACTGTGGCTGATAAAGAGAATTGGGTTGCTATTCAGCCTGAACTCGATGTTGCAACGAAAGGGGTATCGCAAGCTATCGAAGAAGAAGAAAAATTACGTTGGGATTTGAAGCAGTCGGAACTCAAGATAGAAATATGGAGAACCGAACAAGCTACACTCCGAGCAGAAAGGATGTAAACTAAACCAACCAAAAGCGTTAGGAGCGCATAAAAAATGGAAATGAAACCTGATACAATTATAGTATTCCCAAATGATAAAGAGGGCAACGACAAACGCCCAGACTTTACGGGAAAAATCCTGTGGAACGGTGAGGAAATAAATGTTTCCTTATGGAATAACACCTCTAAAGCAGGTAAATCTTATCTATCTGGGCAGGTTCAGAAGCCTTATAACGGCTCTGTAACCTCTGATGTTAACCAATCTGCTGAAGGCGCAGACATACCGTTTTGAAGATTGAATACCATGATGGGGATGTAGTTAATCTTCAATTTGAAGAGAAGCTACATTCCTATACGGTAGGGGAAAAGCCCGACTTAAAGGTTATACCGTCTGTCACCCAAACTATGGATGTAATCTCTAAGCCGGGTTTAATCCCGTGGGCCTTAAAAGAAGGTAGCGAATGGCTTGCTGGGAATTTATTTTTTGACAGGGAAACGAAGCATGATGGAGGAGTTAAGCACTTATTCCACACCAAAGGTAAAGGTCTTGATTTTCTTGTTAAAGGAATAAAAGGAGCCTATAAGAATACCTCAACGTCTGCAATTAACATAGGTATGGTTACTCACGAGTGGGTTGAGAAGGCCATCAAGTGGAAGTTGGGTCAAGGTGAGGCCCCTAAAATGCCCATTCAAGAACAGGCGCAGACTTCTATTGAAGCATTTAGGGCTTGGGTTGCTGATAACGAGATTGAATGGCATTCAGCAGAGAGGAAGGTGTACCACCGCAAATATGAATATGCTGGAACAGTTGATGCTGTGGCTACCATAAACGGTGAGTATTGTGTGGTTGACTGGAAGACCTCAAAGGCAATCTACCCAGAGTATTATCTTCAGGTCGCGGCCTACGCTAAAGCGTTAGAGGATATGGAGGGTACGCCTATAGACACAGCGTACATATTAAGATGTGATAAGAACAATGGTAAGTTTCAGTTTGTTAAGTCTGATGATTTGGAAGCAGACTTCCAAGCGTTTAGGGCCGCCCAGATATTAAGGCAAAGACTAAAGACTGTCGGACGTAAACGAAAGAAAAAGAAGTGAAAGTAAATTGGATGGATGGAAGCGCTTTTAACTTTGGACGTATTGAGGGAACAGATTATAGATGTGAAAGATTTTCAAGACCGAATGGCTCCTTGTGGTTTCTCCTATCTTCTCCACAGAAGACCTATCTCTCCTGCAAGGGGCCATTCTTTTCTCCACAAGAAAGGGACTTAGCTATTATTAGTGAAGTTAAAAAACGTGAAAGAA